AGGGAGTCGATGCTGCCGTGCGACATGCTATAGCCCAATTAGAAAAGGATTCTAAATGAGTATCACGTTTGGTTCTGGGTCAGCGCCGAGTCAGATTACCCAAAATTTTGACTCACTGTTTGGCCTCTCGTTAGCTGCCTATAAAAAGGAGCTAATTGATAATATCGGTGCGTCGAACTTCTTCTTCCATGAGATGATGACAAAGGAATTGTATGAATCTCAGGAAGGTGGTTCGTTTATTCAGATTCCGGCGATGTACGCATTGACGCCGGCCGATTCTTACGATGGTTACGATGAGCTGTCCACGCTGCCGACCGATGGTATTACGGATCTCATTTATACCTGGGTGCAGGCTGCGGCTCCCGTTGCTTATTCAATGAAAGAAGTAAAACAGAATAAGCAGAAAATCGTCGATCTCGTAAAAGCTCGCCTCAAACAGTGCGAAATGGGAATGCAGGAATGGTTCTCTCAATCGCTAATGTGGGGTGCGGCTGCGGACGGCGGTTCTCTCAAAACGGCGCGGTCTTCTGGCGTTAATGGCTCCTCAGCTGTAAATCCTCTTTGGCTTCTCATTGCTTTCGATCCTACTGCCTCTCTTTCTATTGGTAACGTAAATCAATCGACTTCAACCTGGTGGCGCAATAAGACGAAAACGTCGTCTGCTACTACGTACGATGGGTTTTATCTCGAAGTCGATAATATCTTTAATTCCTGCTCTCTCGGTACCGGCGGCAAACCGAAAGTTGTGCCGTGCGATCAAATCACCTACGAACTTTTCGTCCATGCGCTATTCCAGCATTATCGAATCGTCGGTGGGCAGATGAAATCGGACGACGCTTATCCGTTCGAGAACATTATGTACAAAGGCGCCCATTTCGTTATGGACGACAAGGTACCCGATGTTTATACGGATGTCACTTCGGCGGCTACCTACGGCACAATGGGCTTCATCAATTCGGACTTCTTCAAACTGATTTACGAAGCAGATTCGGATTTCGAGATGCTCAAGGACGAAAACGGCAAAACTTTCCAAAAACCTGTTAATGGCGATTCGCGTGTCGGTCACGTTGCCTGGATGGGACAGACCACCGTATCCAATCGCCGTAAGCAGGGTGTATTGGGTAAAATCGCGCGAACTCTCACCACCCCGTAGAGACAAATACGGGTTAGAATAAGGAGATAAACTTAAGATGAGATTCAAACAAGTTGGTAATAAAAACGACAGCGTAATGGTTGTCGTGAAGAATGCGGAAGCGTCCGCTACTATTCCGGCGGGCGCCCCTGTGGCACTCGTTATGAATGCGACGGATGATGGATTAGGAGTCGTACTTCCATCGTCTAGCACCGCCATTAAAGTCCAGGGGCTACGTTTTGGTGTTGCTACGAAAGCTATTGCGGCGGGTGATTTTGGGGAGGCAGTTGTTTTTGGCCTGACCAATAACCTTCTGCTCATTCGTCAAACTCGTGGAAATTCTACCGATACGTGGCAAACTGAAGCTGCACGTTCGGTTGGAGAATTCCTCAAAATTGACACGGTTAATAACGGATGGATCACATTGGCGAGCACGATCAAAGTCGTAACTAATGCGACTACGGATACGCTCGCTTTGACGATCTATAATCCGGATGCGGTATTGGGACAGACACTGGCGTCTTATGCGTCGTCTGCTTCCTCAACAGCGGATACCCGAACGGCTATTACAGCGTCGGTTAAAGCTGTTATCCGCATTATGTAGGTCTGTGTAGTAAATCCTCCGTCACTCCAGGGGCTGGTTTCTGTCTTCCTTCTTTCCAGCCCCTTCTTTTACTAGGAATCATAAAATGTCTAAAATTGTAATTGGAATCAATACTCTTACTGAAGTAGAACAATCCGTCTATTCGAATCACTGCCAGTTCTGGTACAGACTCGGCCGGAATACGAAACATGACTTCATTCTCCATCATCCGCGTCGAATGTCTATTGATAGGATGCGTAATATAACTGCTAAAGTTGCACTGGACGCCAAAGCAGACTATTTAATGTTTATAGATGACGATGTTCTTATTCCGCTGGATACATTGGATCGTTTGATAGCGGCCGATGTGGACATTGCGGCGGGCTGGACAATTATAAGAGGTTATCCCTACCAGAATATGTTTTTTAGGTGGGTAGATGAACTAAAAACGAGCTTATCGCAGGTTAAAACCGAAGATTTCACGTATGATGAGAAGGGAAATATACCTGTTGACGCCGTTGGTTTCTCTTGCGTCCTCATTAAATGCGATCTTTTGCGTAAAATGTCTCCTCCTTTTTTCGTTACTGGCCCATTTAATACGGAGGACATTTATTTCTGCGTCAAAGCACGAAAAGAATTCCCTGAAACGACAATGATAGTCGATCCAAGAGTGGAAACTGCACATAATCTTGGTGCGGAGTACATTGAGCCTAAGAACGTTAAATTGTATAAATCATATATGGAAGCTCAATTTCCTGAGATTACAAAAGAACGAAAAGAAGAGCCTGGTGAACTTGAGAAAAACGTCAATACAAGTGTAGATTTCACGGATGGCCCTACAATTGAGGATCTTCTAGTTACGGAGATATTCGGTGCTACTGAGTGAACAGAAACAACGTCTTCGTAACTATTTCGGTAATGATATTTACTATACCGATGCCGATCTCGAAGCATCTATTGAAGATGGATACGATGAAATATGCGCTTATACAGGACTAATCCTTAATTCAACAATTATCAATTTCACAGCAAATAAAACATACTATGACATGCGCACACTTATCCCTGATTATTTGGGTGTAGTGGCAATATTCAATGAAACGATTAAACGATGGATGCTACCGTCGAGTATACGCAAATTCGATGAGCAACGTATTGATTGGGAAACAGCGGCCGGTGTCCCCTATTATTTTGCCCCTGTATCTCATCGTTATGTAGCTATTTTTAAGAAGCCGATTGTAGCGAATTATGGTAGGATGTTTGTATTTTATCGTGCAACGGCCCCGGCTCCTACAGGTAATGACGATGCATTTCAACTTCCCGGTGATCATCAATTTGTATTAGAAGACTATTCAATAGCTGATTTAGAAGAACAGAATCAGGAATGGGGTAAGGCGGCGGTTCGGGTTCAGGCTTACAAAGAACGGTTAGATCGTTTACGAGTTTGGGTTCGTAATAAACGGTTACCTGACAAATTACCTAACCTTAAATGAGTACAATATTCACAGACGCGTATTTGGAAATGTTGGCGGGGGACGCTGCCAATGATTTCAATAACCAGACGTCTACGTTATATCATAAGTTTTATTTGAACGTTACTGCGGGTCTGTCCGTTTACACTCTTCCCGATAAAGTAAACGGAATATTGCGAATTACATGGAGGGGTAAGAAATTAGAACCTGTTTCATGGGACGAACTTACTGTATTGACTCCAGGAACCGTTGTGGTGGACGGTGCGAGTATAGAAACAAGTCAATCTCGGCCGCAATGGTACGCACTTCACCCCACTAATTATAGAGATATTCGATTCTATCCAACCCCCGACGAAACATTCACAGACGGATTTCAAACAGGTAGTCTAGCTTCTAATGATCCCTATGGTCCTATTGCGAATGAGTCCCGCTGTACCGTATCCTGTTGGCGAACAGTAGACCAAACGATTACAGATGGAACTTTACCAACATATGTATATAGGCGAATGATTAAAGCCTACGTATGTTGGAAATGTTTCGAGAAGGAAGGGCCGGGACAGGATAGTAAAGCCGCTGCATATTATAAAGAAAAGTACAATTTTATAATTGATATGATGAAATTTATTAATTCGCACCCCTTCATTTCTAAGAAATATAGTCTAGGTAATGCTTCGTTAGAATGGGATACTTTCCGGTATCCTAAGCCACTCTTGCCCGCGAACTTTGAAAGGATCATTTACTGATGGAATTAATGCAAGACACCATTAAACTACGCGGCGCTCTTGAAATCGTCCTGGCAGGTCCGCAGGGTGAAGTCATCGAGCGTCGTAAGATTAACAACACGGTCGTAACTGTTGGGCGTGTATGGATTCTTAAACAATTGGAATCTGTAGACGTAAATACCAATCTGACCATTTCCGCTCTCGCTATTGGAACTTCGACAACTGCGCCTGCTACCGGCCAGACCGCATTGGTTTCGGAAGTTACTCGTCATAATATTGCGACGTTTAGCACCGCGAATCTCACCGCCAATCCGCCTTCTTGGGATGCAGTTGTATCGTTTGCCACTAATGAAGGTAACACGACATTGGGCGAGGCCGGTCTATTCAATAGCAGCTCGGTTGGAACGATGATCGCTCGTGCTACTTTCGCTTCTTTCGTTAAAGCTACCTCTAATACTCTTAACATTACTTACACCATTTCCGGTTAATTTCGGCCCGATAATGGAACGGAGAAGCAGTGAACGGAAACAACGACTTTGTGCAGAAGTCGGATTTTAGGGAATTTAAAGAAGATATGAAACAACTTCTTGAAGACCATGAAGAATCTGACAGACGGCACTTCGATAAACTCGGCGACAGGGTTGGCAAGTTAGAAACCCTTGGTACACAAATTAAAACAACCATTATCATTGGTGGTGCAATAGTTACTCTACTCGAATTTGCTATTCAACTTTATCTACACAAATGAGCACAGCTAAAACTAAACTTAAATCCGGTCCCGGTATTGTAATCGGGCTTCCTACTCTCGGCCGTCCCGTACCGCTGGAATGGGCATTGGCTTTCAAGTCCCTTAATCCTCCCATTAATTTTAATACTATATTTCAAATTGTTCCTGGTCAAGAGGTAGGCGTTGCGCGACAAGCTATTGCAGAATACGCTGTGGAGCAAGACGCCAAATACCTTTTCTTTATTGGAGATGACGTAATTGTTCCCGCTCACGCATTGCGTCAACTGATCTTTCGGATGGAACATGACCCTAATCTTGCTGTCGTCGGCGGTATATATTGCTCAAAGTCTGATCCTGCTTA